AATGTGATATTAAAGCCAAAAACAAAATTTAATGCCCCAAACACACCAGGACTTGCCAAGGTATAATCATGCACCTTGAATGTGTCCGTTCCAGAATTCGTAAGAGAATTGTATAACCCAAATCCGTTCCTCTTGATAATCTTCCCATCTTTATAATAAACATTCTTGGAGACAAGAGACTCCCCATCTCTCATGGCAATCTTATTTGAATTAAGATTAAGACCGCTATCAAAGACATATTTCCTCACCATCACGGCATGGGCAATCCCATAGACCATCAAAACGGCGTAGAGAATAAACAGGACTCTATAACCAGCCGTCCAATTTGCGATACCCAAACACCGCTTCAGCCAAACTGACACCTTCATCTTCTGACTCCATGACATTCGTCTTATTGATATTGCTTTGTAAATAACTCCGTAATGATTTGATCTGATCCTTGTATTCGCTTTTAAGTATAATGATTGCGTCCATATTCTTGTCTGATAAAAGCAATAGATACTGAGCGTAGGTCACAATCGCCATATCAAATGAATCATCCTGACCGTTCAAGGCCGGACGCTCCGCTATGGTATAGGCAAGACTTGCACCTGTCGTTCCCTCAAATGACTTGGCCAAAGTGATTGCAGTTGTGCTTGTAAAACCTGAAATCTGATACCAATACCCGTCATTTGTACCTCTTAGGTAGCGGCCCACCATTTGAGCGGTAAAGGTCGTACTTGATCCCACAACTGCAGTTGATGCGGCTAGAGTAATTGTTCCTGTTGTGTAGTTTAGATTCGCTAACGGTCGGGGAACAATTCTGTAGATAATGTCGATCGTATCCGCAGAAGCAGGGACAGGATAAAGTCCAATCTGATTAAAGCCGCCTGCATCCGGCCCCAATGAATCCACATAGTATCTTGGATTACCTGACGCCCCAGAACTGGTATCTCCTACTAAACGGTAGAAATGCTGTGCCGTGATAGGAAGCAGAGGCGTCTTAGACGCTCTATGACGGATAGACAGTATCTGACCCATGTCTCTGAATGGGGTATAAAGGAACGTAGAGGCCGTTGTAGTGAAAGTTGTGGTCTTGAATGATACTAACTTCAAGTCTGCAATAACTCGATCCCTAGCCCTGTTTATGGCCCCTATAATGCGTGACAGATCCACAGCATTGTACGTTGCAGATGTAGGATCGACTGTCTGCCCGTAAACTGAAGCAACTGCAATGAGCAACTCATTCAGAGTCATTTAAACCTCCACTAAATTACCAGCCTTCAAAAAGTTTTTAATTTCACTGAGCATCACGTTCACTCTGCAATCAATCGTATGATTCTTCAGAACTTCCTCACATCCGGCTTGAGCAATCTTTTCTCGCTCTTCATCATGTGCAATGTAGTATCTCGCCTTCTCGATCATATCTTCCTCAGAATGATATATCGCACAATGGACTCCATCTTTGAAAAACTCTTCAATAGTCGAGTTCCAGGAGGTGAGCAGGAATGATCCAGTAGCCATACATTCGAAAGTACGCATATTTAAATCGTCCCGCATGGAATTATTGAAGATGATCTTGGATTCCGCATACTTCTGGGCCGCATCCTCAAAGAGTCTCTGCCCGTAATAGAAGTTGGGAAACTCTTTAAATAGCCTGTCAAGCGCATCAATACGGTTCTGTGAGTTTACATGACCCACGAAACAAACATCATAGGTCTTGCCTGGGCGTTCGATCCTAGGATAAGCGAGAGGCTCTACAGCATGAGGGAGCCAAATTGCTTTCTTTTCTGAATTCTCTTTATTGAATGTTTCGACTGCTTCCTTTTGTGCAAAGAAGATGATGTCAAATTCCTTGGCTTTGTTAAGTCTCCAGCCTCCATCAAGGTGAGAATCGGAAGCCCAAAATAAAGAAGGACTTGGAGTATTGGCTACTTTGTAAGGAATTAAACCTCCATTAACTAAAGCATCTTCGGCATAATCTACATGCAAATTAAAATCATACCTTCCAAACAAATCATAATCACCATTAGGGATCAGATGATCTATTGTAAGCAGTTTCTTTTCCTGCATACGTTTCATGCAAGCCCATATGTACAAAGGGTTTCCGTCATTTCTGCCCAAGCGATTTTCAAAATAAATAGCCAACCTAAGCATAAACCTTTTCCTCCACTGGTATCTTGTTTGCCACACAGACAAAACTTATCTTGTTACCGCTGTCATGCCAGTCCTCGACCTCAAATCTGCAAAGAGTTAATAGATTGTATAAAGATTTAGGTGTAAACGCATGAACGTGTTGCGGGTTTAAGGGTATGGTATTTAACAGTTCCTGATTGGGAACAGCGATAATCAATTTCCCGAACGGCTTCAAAACTCGTCTCCATTCCTTGAGTGTGGATACTACGTCAATGCAATGTTCAAGGATATGGCGAGCAATAATACAGTCCGCCGTCTGATCAGCAAATGGAAGGCATCTGGAGACATCACAGGTGAAGTCAGCAATAGAGCTAAATTGACCCCCCAAACCTTCCATTAATTCACCCTTGGGGACAATATCCAAGCCAATAGCCCTATCAACCGTTTTCTGGGCCCCCACTCCAAGTTCTAAAATACGTTCCCCTTCAACAAAGGATCGGACCAGATCGCCTTCACTATCCGGTGGAATACTTGAATCTGATTTAGAAATAATACCTCTTGCGGTAAACAGGAACTCTTTAAACCCGTGCTTCCTGATTAACCCCTGATTGGTCCTATCCGTCATCTCAATAGAGTTCCAGCCATTGGGATCTTTAGGGCCGCCATGGACCTTCGTCCCCGTCACAAACCCATGATGATATATAAAGGTTTTAGGCTGTATGACGCATTTATAACCCGCTTTTCTAAGTCTTATGGATAGATCAAAGTCGTCTCCTCCAGGGAGTGTATCGTCAATGCCACCTACTTCATCCAAGGCTGAACGTCTAACCAGGACACAAAAACCGATTAAGTAGGATACTTCCGTTGGTTCCACTGGAGGGTTGTAAAAAATATTCTGAAGGCCGGCAACGCAATTTGAAATCGGACCGCATGCACCCACCTTCGGATCCTCAAATATCCTGATCATATCTTCAAGCCAAAATGCACTGGATATTGGAACCAAGGTGTCATCGTTCATAAAGACAACAAACGGAGCGGTTGATTTGGCAAGACCCAGTTTAAGCCCGCCTTCCCAACCCAGATTTTCATTTGGATTTAAAACCTCGATCCTATCATTCTTAAACATCTGATCAATCGGATCTGTTCCATTATTAATGATGATAATCTTCCTTAATAACCCCTGGTTTCTTAAAATAGAAATCACCAGATCGTTAAGCATTTTAGGATTCTTGTAGGTCGGAATCAAAATATCACAGTGCATTGACCAGTTCCTTTTTCTCTTCGTACTTGTTATAGGTTCCAAACTTCTCACTTACTGCCTGGGCGTTCTTATCCCAATAGCTGTATGCGTACTCCTTCGTCACATTAACAGGTGCTCCCAGATGACCTAGATCAACTGTGGGGTCTACCCAGGTCTTAAAGCCCAGCTTCTTTGCCCTGTAGCAAAACCCGATGTCTTCGCCTGTGCTAGAAGTAAACGCAAAGTAGGGTTTCTTCATAGCCCTCACGACCTTCATATCAATCAGGACAGACCCAAACCCGATAGCATCGCATTGAAACAACTTATCCTTCGGGTAGTTCAAAACGTAATTGTTGATAAAATAATTAGTCCGTGCCACATGATCGTACCCTTCAACACATGAGTAGATCACCGCTCGATGCGGCGGGTTCCTCGTAAACATCAAAGGCCCGACAATATCCTTCTTGTGCCGATACAACTTCTCAAAGAGATCGTGAGGACTCATCATGTCATCATCAACCATAAAGAGATAATCGCAGTTTTCCTGAAGCGCATACTCACACGCTCGCTCGCGCGCAAGGGGAGTGAATAGCCTGCCTACCACAAGGAAGTAAAAGATAAACTCCGTATCCTTTACATGCATCTTGAACGGCTTTTCATCCTGCATCTTGGCCAAGATCAAATTCATCTGATTAACAGACAAGACCTCAGCCTGAAATAATTCCCATAATCTCCTCACCCATCTGGATTGCTCTTCAAGGATGCCGTGGTTAAAGAAATTAAGAAGCCTGTTCTCATATGCTTCTACTGCTGTACTTCCGTTATTAGGTATAACCAAAGCCACTTTAACTGGCGATGACATGATCTCTCCTTATAAGAGGCGAGGGAGGTTGCCCTTCCGAGGACTGCCCGAAATGGGACTGCCCTCCCCCGCCAATAAATTAACCCCTCGCCCTGACTATGCCACTGACATAAGTCGCGGCTGAAATAGCTGCCGGAGTCGTTGCGGCAACTATATATTTATAATCAAGAGTCGAAAGAGCCTCGTCCGTTAAGGAACTAAACAAAGTTCCCGCAACTGCACCAGGCTTCAGGAAATCACCACGAGTAATAGTGAGTGAACTCCCGACATTCGAGAGAAGAATGGAATTGCAGAATCCAAACGTCTGGACTGTGCCGTATCCATTGATCGCAATATCTCCCAATGCGATCCCGATAAAACCTTCCCATGTACCCGCAGTGCTCTTTATTGCACTGATGCCGTCAATCGAAGCACCCGCCTGAACCAAGCAGACCGCCATGCCGGTCGTAATAGACCCGCTGCCGTCCACATTCAGAACATTGATGCGTTCAACATGAGCATCATTCGCTGAAATAAGACCTGTATTCATATCAATCCTCCATTGAGTTAATTTAAGAACCAATCACCACAAACCTGCCAGATTTACCTAACGTGTCACTGAACACTAAAGAAATGGTTCCACTAGAAACCGTTCCTTTCACAGAGCCAATGTCGTAACCGGCTGAACCAAAATCAACCTTCCAATCCTCAATATAATTCAAACCGTGATCGGAAGCTGTCAATGATCCTGTCCTGTCACCACTTGCGCTCGTGAATGTTCCCACGACCCGATAGAGTCCACCGCCCGCAGGGCGTTTAGAAGTCACCGTAAATGCTAAAGCCATAATGACCTCCTCTAGGCTGTGATGCTATAGCCTCGACCATGTACACTACGTTTATCTAAAATCAGATTCCCGTAGAACAAGATCTTAGCCAGAGCAGCGTCCTGGTTAATGGGTTCAATAAAATCACTCATCTGGAATGAAACGTCTGTGTCATACGTCAAGAAGATGTGATTCGAATTGAGCATGATCCAATCATCGTTGGAGACAGCTCTCTCAAAAAACACCGGTGTCGCCTTGAACGTAAGGTACGGAAACCCGAAGTTAGCCAACTCTTCTCCGGTTGGACCGCTAACGGTAAGATAGCGTTCCCGAGGTTCCATCTTCTTCTCGTAATAAGCGAATGTGGTTACGCTCGTCAGATGGAAGTCCGGCTGTTCCCCATCCCTGGAACAAGCCAGATGAAGATCAATCAGTTTGCTGATTCCATTTGCGGCAAAACCTCCGATGGAAGAACCCTGAACCTGCCACCAAGTCTGAACGGTGGGGTCAATCCCTCCAACTGAAGCCGTATCCGTTTGAGGAACAAGGTTGCCCAATCCTTCCAGCTTAATCCCGCTCTGGCTGCCACAAAGCTCGGTATTGATCCGGTCTCTCATGGAGTTCTGAGCGTTCTTGATTCTGGACTCGATCAGGGGAACCATCTGATACTTCTCACGGTTCTTCCTCTTCTCAATACCCGTGAATCCCACGGTCTGGTAGTGTTGCCTAACTTCCCATTGTGCGGTCGTGCCGATCGTCGGGATATTCGTATTCATAATATCCGCGCCGGCATAATTACCGCCTTGGTCATTCTTAGCGTACTCAAGCGGAGTCAAAATCTTATCTCCGCCATTCCACGGCTTCATATTGCCCTTTTGCATCAACCATTTCAGGAGTACTCGTTCCTGAAAAATGTTGGGTGCAAAGTTAGGCATATAATTATTTAGAGTCGTGGCAGCCAATTCATTGAAACTTGAATTAGGTGCTGGCATACAAATCCTCCTTAAAGGTTAATCTTTATCAAGACCCAGATCTTTGATGGCTTTGGCAGACGCTTCAGCAAGTGTGCGCACCTTCATTTCGGTTTTCACCGGAACCATGCCTTGACTTGATGTACCCATCTTCGCCTTCTCATCAGACGGTTTAGGAATAGCCGGTACTGCCGGCTTCGTCCCGCCATTTCGATTAGCAAAGCGTGTTTCACGGCCCTTCACTTGGTGATAAAGATCCTCAATCGCTACGCCTTGGGGTTGTCCCATAGCCACGAACAGATCCGTCATCTCCTTGCGTTTAGCCCTGATGTCTGTACAGCCTTCTCCTTCGAGTCTTGTGAACTCTTTTTCCAGTTTTATTTCCCTTACTACCTGTTTGTCAGGATCGGCTTGAAGTTTCCTCTCGATAGCGGCTTCGACACGCTGATTGAATTCAGCGTTAGTCTGCGGAATCTCATAGGGTTCATCAGGATCTGATTGAACAGGTGGAGTCTTTAGGGCGGCTTGTGGATTCAACCTTCGTTGTGCCTCCTCAACGAACCAAGGCTGCGCTTTAAGCCAGTCTAAACTCTCTTTGGCCTTACGCAGCTCGCCAAGCTCTTGCCCTTGTTGCCCTAGTTTTTTCTCAAGTTCTTTTGCTTGCAAAAAACTTTGTTTTAAAACTTCAGGATCAGTAGGAACCTCAGGGGTCGCTTCCTGTGACGCATCTGAGTTAACCTTATCTACCTGCCCGTCTGTGACTTCTTGGACCGAGGCATCCTGCCCTTTCGGAGACACCTGCGGCTCCCCAGAAAGATCCTGCGGAGTAGCGGTTGTTGCTTCTGGCGGCATAATCAAAACCTTTCATTAAAAGTTAATAAAAAAAGCCCATGACCGTTGCTTGTGGCTACGATCACAGGCTTTATCCACGCGTGCTTGCAGGCTCGCGGAACTTTACATATCGTCTGCGTTCAAATACCCCATCCGCTTTGCACATTCTCGGAAATGGAGTTTACTTGTTACTTCTACAACTTCCCCTGGTTCCTTCGTGAGATTGTGAGAGATATACGGCTTAAAAATACTGACCTGAGGATTAGAATAAAGCCTCCTGCATTCTTTCTCGCATTTCAGGCAATACGATTTTTTGTTATCACACATACGAAAGAACCGTTCAAACTGGATTTTGCATTTATGACATGAGAACTCATAGTTAGGCATAATTATTGTCCGCTTTCTGCGCCCATGGCTGCGCTCATCAGAGCGTCATTGCCAGGTGAGTTCATGGGTTCATTGACTTGCGGTGCGCCTTGAGCCGGTGTCGCCGGATTTGGAGCACTCCCGCCCAGGGGTGAGCCACCTCTCATCATGTCCACACCACCTTGCGTCATAAAAGAGACATGCTCCTGAATGTGCATACCTAGGATTGCGCTGGTCATCTCGCTAAACGTTCCCGCTGGATTGGTCTGAGCAAACATGGCATGCTTCTTCAGATGGACGATATGGGCTTCAAACGCATTAGCATGGACTTCTCGGCCCATGAACATGAGTTGATTCTCTTTGTCCGCATGAGACAGAGCTTCCGCCTGAGACTCATCCCCCTTCACCACATCCTCAAGATCCGTTAAACGAAAAGTCTTGAATACCTTCCTTAAGACCACGGGCCAGTCAATCAGCGTTGCAAACATGGGTGCGCTGAATAATTTGATGACATTAATAAGCTGTTCACGGCGTCTATCGTCCGTCATGGGGAGTGCGGCCCCTGCTTCCATCTTGAAATCAAACTCACCTTCAATCAACTTGCTATCTATCACCTTCTCCCAAGTGAGCCCTGATCCTGTAATGCGCTGGACCAGATCATTCTCATAGGTCTGGCCTATAATCTGGGCCATGACTCTCACACCTTCCATGACGAAATCCTGCACGACATCCCCGTACTCATCCGTCCTTAGCTTCTTATTAGCTTCTACAATTCCGGCTTCTGTTGCGCTTTGAGCCGCCTGTTGTCCGCTTCCAAAGTTATTGTCATTGATGCCAAGGATGACTTGAATGTCATTCTTGCAGTCTGCCTGCATGATGTGTTGATCACCGGACAATGGGGCGTCCTGAACAGCAGCCACTGCATTGGTTGGATCTCCGTCGCATGGGACAAGCACCAGATCTTCGCCGTTCTTCAAATCCTTCAAATCAACTTCATCCACCTTATTCTTATCAAAGGTGTACTTCCTTTGATTCTTGGCGTTATGTTTCATTTGCCGACTTCTAAGTTTATTGAGTTCTTTGACTTGAGGCTCAATGTACTTTACGTGAGGAACGGCATAATACTCGTCTGGCGTACCGTTAAAAACGAGTTCCTTGACCGGAAACCCGTTGATATCAATCGGCCACTCGTCCTTCTTGTCCAGCTCCACCCCATCTTTTGTAATCGTCATCACCTTGTTATTGCGTTTATCCCAGATCTCATAGATGGTTGTGTAAGACTCAACGGACATGATCTCTGCCGAACGGTTCTTAAGATCCAGCTTATAGATATCAACATCTGATATTTTCTCGCCCTTAACCTGGTCCGTATTCTGCAAAGCCTTATTATTTTTCACATCTGAGGTAGGCTTCACGTACTTGATGATCACCCACGGCATCTTTGCCAGATCGTCATAGCCAACCGGAAAGAGAACCTGCTTGGGACTGATGCGAAACGCATGAAGCTCGCCCTTTCGAATGGTCTCCTCATAATCCAAAGTTCCGTCCTCTTTATTCTTTTCCTTCAAATCCTTCTCGAATGTGTACCCATACTTCATATAGCCGTGCGCGCACAGGAGTGCATCCTTGATACATTTCTTGTACTCCTTCTTTAAGAATAATTCGTCAAAGTAATAATTAATAATATCTTCCAGAATCTTAGCCCGATCCGTGGCCTTCATCGGCTCGTTTGATCCTGAACTGCTGATATAGGAGTAAGGATTAGGGGCAATGTCGCCCAGAATTGACTTCAAGTCTGGCTGTTCTAAATCGGTAGTTTTAGTGGAGGTGGCCGGCCTGATCTTCTTTGGCGTGACGATGATATAAGGGTTCTTATAGTAAACTTGAGGGATAATGGTCTGCACGTAAGCGTAGATGTAATTAACCACAATGCGATCCGCATCATCTGGATTCCCGTGGAACTTGCCCTTGTAATAATCAAT